AACTTCCCGTAGAACTCCCGGGTATAGGTGTTCAGCACATCCTCGGCAGACCGCCGCGCTCTGGCATGCGTCGAGCGAGCGTGATCCACCAACTTCAGCAGTGCGTCAATCACGCCATGTACAGGCACGGCCAAGATGTTGGCGTAGTTAGGGCCAAGGATGATTGCAGCTGTGACGTCTGACGTACAACCTGCGTGCCAGTACCGCTCCTCATCGCTGAACTTCATCACCTTGCGCAGCATCTCGTGTGTCTCAGTCCAGACCTTGCGCACCGTAGACTGATTGGTAACGACCCAGCGAACCCACGCTTCACCTGCCACCCCGTAGTTCCGTCTAAGAAGTTTTAGCGTGTCGCGCTCGAAGTCATTGAAGCTCAGTTCTTCCGATGGGTTCCACTCCAGCAGGCGCATCATCTCGCCGTGCGCCGCGTGATCTCGAGTACCCAGCAGCACATCGCTCATGTGCACGTTAGCCGTGGTGGTTGCCGTCAGCGACCATGTCGTGTTGTTGATGCGTTCCTTATTGGCACCCGATTCCATCCGTTCCTTGCCTTTGCCCTCCGCCGTGTCGAAGATAAAAGCTGACGCCCACTCGGTGTCGTTGCGGGCTTTGGTGGTGATCTCATCGATCAAGAGCGGCAGACTGTTGAGCAGACCGGCTCTCTGTTGCAGGGCAACGAGCGAGGTGCCCTTCCCAGTTCTGTATCGTAGCGGGTGACCCCACACGCCAGCCTTCAAGCTGAGCGTCAGCGACTTACCCGTACCCGACTCGGTCGAGCCAACGTGCCAGACAAAGCCTTCGTATTCTGAGAAGTGCATCAACGTCGAGCCAAACGCGTCAACGCACAACGCCAGCATGGTGTGCATCTTCCGGGCTACCAGCAACTCCCACGGACGACGCCATTCTTCCAGCGATCCTTTGCTGTTGGTCGCAGCGTTGATGTTCTCCAGCCCCGGCATCGGCACAGCAATCTCAGCACCATCGGGCCGGAAGATCCGATTGTTATAGACAAACGAGCCGTTCTTTTGCCAACCAAACTGCGTTGGTACGTCCACCGCCTTGCGCATCTGCGCTGACTCAGCCACACACGCCCTGACGTAGCCATAGAGATACGGGTCCATCGCAGCCCCCCGCTCAGCGTAGATGTTGTGCGTAGCAAGGCACTTGAGCAGCTCGTCTTTGGAGACCACCGCCTTGCTCGGCATGATGATGGGCGTGTACTCCACGCTCTGCTGCGAGGGGGCATCCGCCGGGCCGATAGTCTTGACCGCCATCAAATGGGCGTAGTGTTCTTTCTCCTCCATGCGCAGCATGTCTACGACAAACAGATCGTAGGACAACACCGGCACCTGCGTCTTGATCACGACGCCTGTCGCATCCTTCTCCTTGATCTCGGCAAACACACCGCCGTTCTTACCGTAGATGAATCCTCGAGGAGCGCTTGGCCGTTTTGCTAGCCGAATGCGGCGGTTGTGTGCGATACCTTCTTCATCTGCATCGCTGGTGATGCCGTCCTCGAGATACTCAACAGCATCGTCAGGCTCGACTTCCTGCTGCGTTGCGTGCAGGGGGATCTCGTATACCTTCTCATCAGTGCTTTCAACAATCTCACGCCCAAGCGCCAAAGCGTTGGTGATCTTCCCCCAGTGTGGGCACTTGGGGCACACGCCCGGGTTCTCGCTGTCCAGCTTGATACACGGATACGGTCCTTTGATCTCGGCCAGCTTCTGTTGCATGCGGTCTGGATCGTAAGGGTGCAACTGTGAAAGCTTCGCGCTGTACTCTGGGCCGTCTTCACACACCTTTGTCCAAGACAACAGTGCTCGCCAGAGCGGCTCCATCCCATCGTCTTGTGCGTGCTCGATGTAGTGCTGCAACTGCCCGCACCCAGCCTGCTGCTCTGTCTTGAGCCAGATCGTCTCGAACCGTGTGACGCTGTTACCCAGCATCGCCTCAGCCAACGCGGAGCGCTTTGTGTTGGCTTTGCTAGGACGGGTACCTTCAAGGTCGACCTTCTCTGCAACGAACGCATTACTGGCAGGCGCATACGCATCCGTCAGTAGCGCCCTGACTGCGGCACCGAAGTGCAGAAGATCAATCGCCCCGCTGCCTTGGATCATCATCTTGACCGGGCGCGGCTCTGGATACTTGTCTTTGAAGTTGAACGTCCCGGGGATACGCAGTACGCGTGCCGCATCAGCGGTCACCGCCATATCGATCTGCATGCCCTCCTGCCTACACAGGCGCTTCAAGTTCTCAGCTATCGGCTTCCATGTCTCGATGTCTGACTCTTTGTCTAGCGGCCAGTAGCAATGCAGCCCGCCACCGGACGACAGGACGTGGGGCGTCGCGAACTGATTCAGCCCAGTCTTATCCAGAAATGCCGACAACGCCTCGGCTGCAGCCTTCTTGGACTCATATCCATCCAAGTCCAGAAAGATCGACTTGACGTACCGAGCGTTCACCGCCGTACGCCGGTCTCTCGTCATGTGCTGCACCTTCTCGTCGAAGGTCGCCAGTGCGAAGAAGATGTTGTACTTCTTACCTAGCCATTGTTTAACGTGGGGTTTGATCTCCTCAAGGGTGGCAATGAATTGATGATTTTTCTTACGAGTGCTCAGTTCTGCAACGCAGTACAGCCCATGCCCGGGCGACGGCAGAACGTCCGCAAGGAACTCCAGCGGTTTCATGCCTATCCTTTAGCATGCAGCGTCATTAAACTTTTCCAGTCGTTTGCTCAGCTCGATGATCCACGCCTGCGCCCACTCAGGCACCGTCGACATGTCCAACAGCCACGCGTACTTGACTAACTCTTCGTTGGTCAGGCTCTTAGGTTGAATTCCTTGCATATTCTTTTCCAAGCCTCGTCGGTTGTTTTAGAGTTCTGCATGCAATCGAGCAAGCGCTGTATGCGAGCTTCGTATACGTGCAGCACCCCGCCACCTTTCATCCAGTTATAGACAGACTGGCGTGTAGCACCAATCGCCATAGCCAGCTTTGTGGCGGAGATGTCGTGATAGATAGCCCACAAAGCTAGGCGTGTGCCGATCAGATTGACCGGTTGCGTCTTGATGCGGGCAATGAAGTTTGATGTGTATGGCATTGTGTTGGGGTACTCACGTTGCCGCTTTCCCCCCACCCTTTATTGAGTGCGCCAAATACCTACGCCAGCCTCCACAGGGCGCAGGGCGAACTTAAACCCGAAGTGCTTCTGGGCAACGCTGGCTACTGCCCGCAGCCGAGTCGTCTCGCGCTTCATGTTTGACGCCGGAACCTTCACAACAAACGAATCACCAACCTCCATCTTGCCGAAGGGATACTTCGTCTCGATCATCGACTTGCGTCCGCTACGGCGCTGGGGCAACGGGACATCTTTACGGATAACGTACATGGCTAGCTCCTTATTCACTCGTCATCCCACTCGCTGACCATGTCGGCCAGCGGGGACTTGGCTTCAACCGTAGGCTTCTTCGCTGTGGCAGTGCGTACTTCCGGCTCGTCAACTTCCTCCACCACCGGCTCGGGGGCGGGCTTAGCAGCTTTCTTGGCCTTGGGCGCGGGGGGCGGCGCGGGTTCCTCTTCTTCTGCCGCAACTTCCACCGGCTTAGGAAGCGCCTTGGCAGGCGGCGTGCCCTCGAGCATGGCCGGAGCCACAGCATCCGTCTTGGCGACCGTCATCGTGACCGCCTTGATTGCTTCCTGCGACGTGCTTGTCTCTTCCACCGTGCTGTACTCGTCATCGGACAGCCAACGCATTGCTTTGAAGAACAACTTAGGCGACTCAGACTTGGTGTCGAACTTCATGCGCGTCACAACCGTTTCAGGACTGATGTCCTGCGCGGCCAGCCAGCGTGCGTACTCTTGCAGAGGGCGGTTGTCGCCCTCGGCTTTACCAAAGAGTGACGTGGCAGGAAGCGTGAGCTGCATCACGTCACCGTCAACATGGTTCGCAAGCACCACCGCGAGACGCTGTTGATATCGGCAAGCACGGCTGTTACCTTGTCCGGAACCGGCGATGTTCTTGGGGCACTCGGAGCAGCGGCTTGCCTGCTTGTTGGTGCTGTCCGGGCTTGGCTTCTCACCATCCGCCGACCAGCAATCCGGTCCGGTCACAGTGTCGGCATCATAGGACTTCGCGTAGAACACGCGATTGATTTTGGGCGCGGCCTTGACGATCACGATATCGAGATGCCGCTCCTCGATGGACGCGATTTCTTTGCCGTTGTTGAGCAGCCGGAACACGCCACCTTTGATCGAGATGCGCTTGCCGCCACCGGCACCACCGCCAGCGAGAGCCTTAGCTGTTTCGGACAGCCCCTTACGAGCAAACGCGGGGGCTTGGTTGGGGTTGAATAGAGCGATATTGCTCATGAGTTCCTCTTACTTGTGGGAGGGTTTACGAACGGAAATGCTGAACTCGGTATTGCTGTTCAGGCCGGGGGGAAACAGCGACGGATTCTCTTTCAAGAACGTCGCCATATTGGTTTGAGCGATGCGCTTCTCGAGAAGGTCGACGGCGTCATGCTCGATGATGAACTGCTTGAACGAGTCCCAGTCTTGCGTCTGATACCGGGTCTTCGTTGAAAGGATCACGGTGCCCTCTTCGGTGTTGACTGACTTCACACCGAGCGTGAGCATCTTGTCCTTGAGCGCGTTCTTGATCGCGTCTTGCTGAGCCTTGAGCGCCTCGACTTCCGTCTCGTACGCTGCGGTCAGCTCTTGAATCCGAGTCTGCATCTTGCGGTAGACCCGGGCCAGCTTGTCCATAGGGACGTCAACATCAGACATGTTCTTCTCCTGTCGAAGTGTCTGTAAATGTTTTTACGATGATACAGGTTTTTCTAGCCGGTGCAAGCGGCATTTTATTTTTTGCTTTTGATCTCCTGATCGAACATCTCGACCAACAAGGTGTGGTCGCCAACCTTGCGCCCCATTGCGCTGAACATGCGCACCTCGAGCGGACTGCTCTGGATGTGCACGACGGTTACCTTATCGCTGTCCTGTCCCTTGCGGTCAGCACGGGCGATGCACTGCAAATACATCTCAACAGACATCAATGGACCATAGAAGACCACCGTGTCGGCGGCAGTCAGTGTGATCCCGTGCGCAGTTGCCTGCGGCTGCATGACCAGCACACGCTCTTGGTCTGTCGTCTGGAAGTCGTTGATGATACGCGCACGCTTGGTCGCACTCACCCCGCCATGAATCTGTGCGTTCTTGATGCCGTGCTTGTCCAGATAGCGCGTGATCGTGTCGATGCTGGAACGAAACAGCGCGAACACAATGACCTTTCGGTCGGTCTCGTCGATGACTTCCTTCAAGACACCCAACCGCGCTGAGCAATCGAACTCGACAACCTCTTTCTCATCTGTATACGCAGCGCCGCAAGAAATCTGCAGCAGCTTGTTCACAGCTACGCCAGCGTTCACCGCTGTGATGGTCTCGCCTGCTGCTTGGATCAGCATCTGGGACTTCAGCAGCGTGTAGTACTTCTGCTGTTGAGGAGAGAGCGGCACATCTCGCGTCACCGTCACGACCGGCGGCAGATCAAGACACTGCGCTTTGGTGAACCGGATCGCAGGCTGCAACGCTTCGTGTACGAGATCCTTGGCGTTGAACTTCGGTGCCCACTTGAACTGCGTGATCTTGTTCATCACCTTGTCGCGCCATGCCGACATGAACTTCGGCACCCCGTTGGGATTGACGAGCTTTGCCAAGCCGTACGCATCCACAGGCGACTGTGATGCAGGTGTGCCCGTCATCATCCACAGATACGTCTCAGGTTTGAGAATGCTTGCCAA